CGATAACATGCTATCTATGGCTTCTAGGCGTATAGTCGCTTGACACGAGTATTTAACTATGATATAATTCGCCTGTTGGGATAGTCTCGCCCATACTCTCCGTAGCACATTTAAGCCCTTATAAATAAAGGGCTTTTTTTTTGGATAAAATATGAAAAAACCTACCACCAAAAAAGGTAAACTAGCTAAAGTAGCTAAAGTTATGGGTGAATTTAAACGTGGCAGTTTAAAATCTAGTTCAGGCAATATTGTAAAGAATACAAAACAAGGGTTAGCAATCGCACTTTCTGAAGCGGGCATGTCAAAACCTAAAAAACGTAAATAATCGTTTCAGGGTAAACTCAATTACTTTAAATAGGATTGTCAATAATCCTAGCAAAACAAACCCTAATAATAAGTCTACAAGAATCTTTTCTAGATCTCTATCCATTTAAGTTCCTTTTTAATTGGTTTTTAATAAAATTAGTAGCTTCTTTTTTAGTAGACATAAATTTATAGCTTTTAAGGCTTCTATTATACTTGATTAACTCATTGACCCATATAGATAGGTCTTTGTTAGAAAAACGCTTTATAGTGCGTTCCTGTGTGTTTAAGACATACATTTTAGTCCCCTTGATAGTCGATAGCGTTTTTAATAGAATACTCAATAAGATTATAGAGTTCCTCGCCGTATTCAGTATTGCGAGTGCCGTCTTTAATATCAGGGTCATGCTCAATACATTTTTTAGCAATTCCAAAATGGTCTACAATGTCAAAGTAAACCTCTTGGGTAATATTGCACACTTGATCTAGTTCTAGTATGTTTATGGTCATTATATGTTTTCCTTCCATTCGATAAATAAGTCTTCAGCTAGTCTGTCAGCTTCCTTGTCGGTCATAGGATCGCAATAATCAAGGCTATGAGCTAACATGTCATTGACATAGAATCTAAACTGATTTTTGTCAGGGTCATAAGAATAAGTAAAGTCACTCATAATTAAGGCTCCAAGTTAAGTGCTTCATCATCTGTAAGCACGTTGTTATAGTCAATAGTGACTAGCTTTGTGTCATAAGATATATTTAAAGCATCGCAAACATCAAGCCAATTCTGCTCATAAGCAAAGTCTTCAGGGTATAATTTTAAAATATTCATTATTTAATCTCCATTGTGTAGATTTCATTGGTAATTTCGGATAACTGATAACGCATATCTTCTAAATACGAATTTATGGTTAAGTATCCGCTAGGTGTCATGCCTCTATTAACATCTTCTAAATTGAGGTCGATAGCGTGTAGAGCCTCTGTAATATAGTCTAATTCTATTTGCATGTTATTCTCCTTAAAGTGTTAATTGGTGTATAGGGTTGCCATACTTATCGAATCTATAATTATTCATATTACAATGGTCAATAATTATATGTTCGTCTTCTTGGCTTAAATCACTATAATAAGAATAACCGAAAGTTCCGTCTTCCCTTTCGTATTCTTGTGGGTCATTGTCAAGCCAATAGATAACTTTTCTTTTTGCATCATGTGAAGTTAAGTCTTCATATTGATAGGCGTTAATTGATACTGATAAAATCATTTTAATGTCTCCTTTGGTAAGATCATTCCTATTTTGGCGTTTTCTTCCCTTGCATAGTCCATAGCGAATTTAAAAAGCTCGTTTGCAGCCTTTTCGCTAGGTGCATAATAATATATGCAATTCGCAATAGATGATAAAAGACCCGCTAAAATTTCATGATCGGGGTTTTCATTGACAAGCGATATATTTTCAAGGGCGTTTAAACCCTCGTTATAACCAATGCTAAAGTTTTCGTTAATCATTGCATAGTCTCCTTGTTAAGATTGTTTATAATAGTTCTAAAATAAATTGTAGCGGTGTTATAGTCTACATTAAAGCATCGAGCCTCTTCCTTATCCCAATAATTAGGAATATAGAATAAGCCCTCTTCATTTTGCTTAATATAGTCTATGCTTAACTCTTTAATATAGTTTATATCTGATACAGTTCTAGAATACATTGTCAAGCCTCCTAGTAAGATAAGATTAAAAGTAAAAACATATAGAAATTTGTAAAGCCTAGTAATAAGATTAAAAAGTTCTTAAGTAATTCATTCATTGCATTATCTCCTTAATGTAAAGATTGATATATAAAGTCATAATTGTCAAGCATGAATAGATTATCAGATTCAAACTTGCTTACAAGGTATTCTAGAATATAATCAGATAAAATGTCATCTTTATTTGATAAAGCCTCTGAAAAGGTATAATGAGATATAAAACCACTTCTAGAAGTAGTTCTATCCTCCAAATAGGATATAAAGTCTTTATCACGCTTGAATGTCATCATCAATAGGGAATTGTCTCTATCTGATATATTGCAATTAATAACATCGGTTGAATAGTTATAAAATTGAGGGCTATTGAGTAATAAGTCCTTAAAATCTATGTCAAGATCATAGTTATCTTTAATCCATGACTTAAAATCATCGGTAAAGACTTCTATATAATCCTTATGAATAGTTTTATAGTCAATGTTATCGGCTATAGAGTTATAGTCATAGAATCCGTTATCATCTGAATAATAAGAATCTATTGCATGGTCAATGTTATCTGAATGAATAGAGTCATAAAAACCATTGAATCTAATATTGGTATTAATCATTGTAAACTCTCCTTTTTGATGTAATTGTCAATTTGTTTAATAATGCTATCGTATTGCTTTAATGATATAGATTGAGGTAGACATAAAGTCAAGCCTTTGTCAATCTGTTGTTTAATCTCTTTAAGTTCTGTTATAGATAGTTTCATAGTGTTATCTCCTATAGTGTATAAGTAATGATATATAAGTTTATAATGTTGTCAAGTATTCTTTAAACATTCTTTTAGCGTCTTTAATAGTGTAAAAGTAATATGTTTGCTTAATGTATTCATTACCAATAATGTCTGATATGGTAATAGAGCCGTTATAGTTCTTTGATATAATCATGATAAATACTCCTGTTATATTGTCAAGTTTGATTAAAGCGTAGTTATAAAAGGGAATCAGTTAAAATTCCCCTATAACATATATACTAGTTAAGATCCTGTAATATATAAACACCTTCTTTAATTTTCCTTTGAGTCTCTTTAGTAGATTCATTCAGGAATGTAGATCTATGCTTACTTGTAGTTCTAGAATAATTCCAATATACAGGGTCAAGGATAGTCTTCCCGTCTTCTATCTTAACTATAATAGATTTATAGGATTGGAAGAAGGTTGCCTTGTCATCACGAATAATGAATTGGTTTGCAACGATGTTGCCTCTATTGTTTACGATATTAGATACTTTCATGTAAGTCTCCTTAAGTTATGTCAAGATTGACAATGTAATCATATCCCCATTAAATAACTTGTCAAGTATTATTATTGTAAAAGATTGTAAAGAATTGTTAATGAATTGTTAATGACTATTAAGTCAAGCATATATATAAGGAATACATAGTAATGAATGATATAGATAATAACCCTGTTGACAATGCGGTCAATAATATGGTAGAGGATAGCAAGTCCTTATTACCTGTTGACGCTTTACCTATTGACACGATAGATAAGGAAGAAAACAAGGCAGGAAAAGGAAGACCCCCGCACCTTCCAAATGCGGACACCCGAATTAAAGTTTACACATTATCTACAGTAGGCACACGCCATGAAGATATTGCATCCGTACTAGGCATATCACATGATACACTTGTCAAGTACTATAAAGAAGAGCTTGACAAAGGTCGTATTGAAGCTAACGCATCTGTAGCAGAGACTTTGTTTAAGCAAGCTAAAGAAGGCAACACCACAGCTATGATCTTCTGGTTGAAGTCTCGTGCCAAGTGGAAAGAAACATCACAGCATGAGATTAGTGGTAATCCAGATGGAACACCTGTAGAAGTAAAAATTGTTACAGGAATAGACTAACCCCCACCCCCTTTTTGTACAGAAAAGGTTTTACAACATTTTTTAAAACGGCAGTAGGCAAAAATTATGGCGAAAACAATTTTAGAACAATTGCAAGATCAATTAAGAAACGTCACTCTAACTCCAGAGCAAATAGCAGCTAAAGGCACAGCTAACGACTATATGGCACAAATGGAAAGAGAAAGACTTATGAACTCTATAGGTGGCACTGGGCAGCTTACAGAAGCTGAAGCTGCAAGAATAAAGCAACTTATAATGCAAAGACAAATGGATGAGTTTTCTAGACAAAATGCTTATACGTCTAATCCACAAGCAGTACCGTACTACCAACAAACAAATCCACTAGGCAATACTATGACTAACGTACCTGTACAAGGTGGCGGTATGTCTGTGCAACAACCTATGGATTTGAATTCACTCATTAGAATGTTATCTAGATAAGGGGAAAGTTATGCCAATGGTCGGAAAAAAG